ACCAGTAGCGGTAATACTAGTGCCAGCAAAATCAATAGCATCAACATACGCAACACCATCAATATAGATGTCTTTCCACTCGGCTCCTGTTCCTCCGAGGTCATAGGTGTTAGTGGCTGAAGGAAGAATATTTGACGCAACATCGGCAGCAAGGTTAATTGTGTCTGTAGCAGCATCACCAAAAGTAAGATTGCCAGATATTGTCGCATTGCCTGTTACCGTTAAATTACCACCAACAGAGATGTCGCCTGTTGTAGTAACAGCATCTAAGTAGGCGTGTGACCAGTAGTTTGAACCGTCACCAAGAGTGTATGTGCTATCTGCACTAGGAATAATATTAGAAGAAAGATTAGCATTGATTGTTAAACTATCAGTTGGAGAATTGCCAACAGTTACATTGCCATCAAAAGTAGCTGCACCTGTAACATCAAGTGTGCTAGAAAGAGTTGTCGCGCCTGTAACGCCAAGAGTTGTACCTACAGTAGACGCGCCATCTACAGTCAATGTATCTATAGTTGCTGTACCGTCTAAATACAGATCTTTAAGTTCTAATGATGATGTACCTAAATCAATATCATTATCAGTTACCGGAACAATCGCACCATCTTGAATACGAATTTGTTCTTCAGCTGCGCTACTTACTTCTACGTAAAAACCCCAGCGGTTATTAGTGCTATCAACTTCAATTTTATTTAAGAAGTCTTCATCACCAATAACATAAATGTTACCGCCCTCGCCAGACGTACCATCATGTCTGTGTCCAGTTGTACCACTACTTGCATACGAAAATGCATTTACTAACTGATTATATTCGTCATTGAATAATGAAGCAGTAATAGTATCGCCATCTGCAAATGTACTTTGTCTAGTGTAACTAGTTCCAGCCATTTTCTTTTATCTCCTACCCGAGGGCATATAATCTATATATAAACCATTTACTGAATATGCAGCATTGTTATCATTGCTTGAAAGTCTAAAACTAGCTACATGCCCACTCCCCTGTAACGATTGTCTTACTAACGGGTCTAGCGAACCACCAAATACATTTGTTCCAAATAATGCTGATCCAAACAAAGATGGAGTCTGTACTTCAGTTAGTACATAATCAGCTGGTTGCGGAATAGTTGTATCTTCGTAATTAAATCTTACACGCAAAGACGGCTGCACCTCGCCTTCGGGACTTAATGAAATTTTTGCATAATGTAATGTTTTTAATGTACCTGCGTCACCAAAGTCTAGATTTGGTGTCTTGTATCTTGCTGATATACTTTCAGCTGACCCTGACTGATAAAAGTAATTACCACTATCATGCTCATAAATATAACCAGAGTTATCACCATGATATGTTTTCTCAACGCCCGTGCTTAAAAATGCAGATGAAATTGCAGGGGCTTGTATACCTTCTGTTTCAGACCATTCAAATCCATTCGGGGTCAATGTTCCAATTAATCCTTTAGATGCAGCAATAGATGAACCAGCTGGTGTGTAAAACAATCTGTACTGGGATTTGTTTCTTAGTACCACACTGCTTATAGTGTAGTCAGTTATGCTGGCAGCTAAGTCTGCAACAATAGACTGTACCTGTCTGGATACAGAACTTAACTCAACGTCACCAATACGCGCTGTTGCAGCTACAAGACGAATACCATCTGGTGCTAAGAATAAAACATCACCACCAATTTCTTGGATACTATATCCACTTAAACAACCCACGTTAGATGTAATCTGTGAAACAGCTACGGATGCTGCATCATTAATATTATCTAATCTATGTATTGTGTTTTGGCAAAAGATATATAAAGAATCACGGAAACTTTTTATACCTACAATTCTATCATCTATTGTTACTGAACCAGAACCAATACCAGTAAAATCTCTGTCATCATTTGTTTTACTGTAATAAACAGTTGAAGGCGCATTTTCAGCATCTACAATACAAATATGTTTATTATGATTTTCAACATATTTACCAGCAGCAGGTGCGCTTATTTCTTCGTAGATAAATAACCTACTTGCGCCTGTACCATCAATATGAAAATGAGCTACCTTATCTGAACCTGTTGCAATAGTTACTGAGCCGTATTCGCTATCTGTATGACCAGTAGGCGCTCGCATAATTACAAACTGAGCTTGACCTTGGTTAGGTCTATCCAGTTCTGCTTGAGAATTTAGATTAGCTTCAGTAACTCCAGCGTGACCTGTATCTCTGTTTATCTGCGTCCATGTTGTGCCGTCTTCGGTATAATATATACTTGTGTCTACACATACGATAAGACCGAGTGCATAAGGAAACACGCCATGAATTCGTGATGCACCTTCTGGTCTAGTTGTCCCATAGTTAGCGTAACCGTTTATACGCCTATATCCACCATCAGGGTCTACTTCAAAATTAATCAGCTGCGTAGCAAAACCCGGCTGTTGAAGCATATCAAATTGGTTTAGGTTAGTGTTTAACCCGCCCTTACATGAAAGACCAAATGGTTGAGACATTAAATAAATACCACTCTATCGTCTTTGAAATATGATGGGGTAGGATCAAGAAGATTAGAACGCATGCTTCTTAGTCCTTTGTTATAGTCATCTAACGCAAATGCAGCAGCCTGTGGGTTATCCTTAAACTGCCAAATATAATATCTTGCTCTGGCTAATAATACAGGCTTGTATAAATCTGGAAACACTATTGTGTCTGAATATACAGATAGCTCTGTTGGTAGATCCCAAGCATAAAACCAAATACGATAGGTTTGTTTAGGAATCGGGCTTAATCCAAACTTACGAGAGTCTGGACTACGAATAACAAAGCGGGGTTCTCCCCAAGCCTGTGTATCCGCATCGTCTGCATTTTCTGCGGTACGTCTAAAATCTTTCCACTCTTCTGTAGTTAAAAATTTTAAATTTCTTGAAACGTATGGAGCAGTTTCACCACTAACTCCAATTGTGGTTACATAAAAAGTATCCCAATCAATTGAGCCATAATCGGTTGTTACATCTGAACTGGCAGCTTTTAGTTCATACCAGCGTATACCCGCAGTAGTTTCAGCATATACATTACCATACATTGGGTCTGTTGCACCGCTCTCCGCAGTAGCAAGAAAAGGCCACTTAGGTTCATAGTTAGCTATATCTAAGTAACCTCTGTTAATACAATCTTTAGCATGCTGCTGTATGCCCGTAGCTGAAGCAAAGTTAGCAGAAGTTAATGGGACTTCATTTAATTCACGCAAAAGTTCATTTGTGATAGTTAAAAATGTTGCTGCCATTATTTATCCTTTTTGAATATACGATCCCAGTTTTGTGCATACTGTTCACGCGACACCTGACTTTTGCGGGGTCTGCCCCTGTGTTTATTTCTAGCTTTTAAATTGATGCCTTTCTTTCTCATAAAAAATGGGGGCAGTTTCCCACCCCCACCTTCCTATCAACTATTAGTCAATAATGTAATACGCACCGACCATTGCTTCGGGACGTAATACTTTTACACCGTGAACATGAAGACCACGAACGATATCACCGAAAGATGATGGATCGCGGATTACTTCAGTGTTAACGATAGTCTGTGCAGTAGCAGTAGCAGACATATGACCAGCAAGACAGATACCTGTGGCATTTGTCTGTGAAGGCATATTGTTAGTCTTGTACATGCTAAAGCCACGCAGCTTACCTTCAGCTACTAGACCATTCCTGATGGAACCCTGTCCACCATTGTAGTCTACTGACAGCAGTTTAGAATCTGTCTGAGACAGTTCTTCATAGAAGTCAGGAGAAGCTACAAAGTAACGACCTTCTTCAGGTACGCTCTGCTCGTCAAGAAGACGGGCCATACGTGCCATAAGATCCAAAGGATCGGTTTCACTAGCAACGCCAAGGTCTACTGCGCCAGCACCATCATAAACACCAGCACCAAGAGCAGTCGCAGAATCAGCACCAAGGATGTGATTCGGGGTAGCAGCGGAAAGACCAGCAACCATTTTGCTAAATACATTTTCGTCAAATGCATCACGCAGTGAGTAAGCAGCAGAAGAAGCTGCAACTTCACGCCAGTTTACATGAGACATGTTGCTTTCAATATCATCAACGATGAACTTGAAGGCGTTAGCTGTGTCAACGACCAGAGTAACTTCCTGATCTGTCAACTTGGTTGATGTTACATCCTGACCACGCTCGTACTGATAAACAGTAATAGTTGGTTCTTTGATGATTTTTACAGAGTCCCCATAAGCGGAAATCTCACCAGCATAGTCAGTGTTAGTGACTGCTTCAGCCACCGCTGCTTTTCGGAAGAAGTTAAGTACCTTCTTACTATAAACGGCAGGTAGAAAGAATGAATTGGCTTGACCACTTACGGAGTTACCAAAGTTAGCATTGGTATCTGTTGTTGGTTCAAAATACTGATCGGCCTGATTATAAGCCATGTTGAATTACCTCAAAATTAGACAAAATTATCCTTTGATTACCCTGCCTTCAGAGATAGCTTGATTAATTTCCTCTTCGTATTTATCAAACTGATCTACAGACATACGGGCAATCTCCCGTTCTGTCCAAACTTTTGCTTCTCTAGTGTCAACAGTCTTAGTCTTTGTAGAGACCATATCCGCTGCACTTGAAGTCGCAGGTCTGGACGGTTTAGAATTTTTAGACTGAGGGATACCGCTTTCAAGCTTATACAAGTCAATAGCACGGCTTGCTAAAGTAGCATTATCAGGATTGTTGTAAATCCAATTTTGTATTTCTTCAGGCTGATCCTTTGCCCATGTATGGAAACTTTCGTCCCCACGAATCTGGTCAAAGTCGGGATGGCGTGACATCAGCTCCGCTTCAGCTTCTTTACGAGTAATATCAGCTTCACGTTTCTTAATGCTTACCAACTCCTGACGAATGTCTGCAATCTGCTGTTCGCTACGCATGTGCGCTACAGTTTCTACAGTCTCATACAAATCGGGATACTTTTCCTTAAACTGTTCCAGCTCTTCAACAGACTTAGGTGCTTGATACTCTGGGGCTGCTGCCCTAGCTTGAGCAAGAAGCTGTTCCTCTTTCTGTTTAAACTCTGAAACACGATTATCATAATGTTTCTTTAGATCGTCATACCTTTTCTTGTAATTTGTTTTACCGTTTTCCTTCGGGGCTTCAGCTTCTTTACTGGAGGTGGCCTCTGGTTTTCTGGCGGTAAACAATGTATCAGCACTCACGAACTCTTTATCTGTTCCTTTGTGCCATTCCTTATTCATATTATAAGGATTTGCTTGTACTTCATCGTTATCCATAACTGCTTCAGTCATACTATTCTCCAAACGGGGCTTGTTGTCCACAAGGTAGCCATACCAATTGAGTCTCGTCAGACTAGTACGGGGCTTGGTACTACAAGGTAGCCGTATTAACGTACACTAGGCATCCGATTAGCATCAAGCATCTGCTTACGAATTTCTTCGTCAGTCAATGTACCTGTTGCAGGATCGGTGGGCCTAGTCATTAATCCACCGTCATAAGCCCGTTCTGCTTCATCCATCATTTTCTGAAGGTTTTCAGGGCCAATTTGATCGGTGGCTTTTTTGGTGATTACAAATTCACCCGCAGATAGTCTTGCAGGTATTGAATCTGACACACCATTTCCCGGGCCATTAACCATACCTGACCCGACAAACTCTGAGGCAGTCTCTACAACCTTGTCAAAGATTTGACTAAGCTGCGGATCTTGACCCAAAGCATTCATTAGGTAGTCTTTTTCCTCATCTTCCAATGATTCATCAACTACAAAATCTATATATTCTTGCATCATTTCTTCATCTGGAAGCTGTGATGCCATCGCCTCATCCATTTCTTCGGGCGGGATATTGGGGTAAGTATCAACAGGAACCTCTTCTTCAGAAGCCATATCTGCCATTTCGGGAGGGACTAGCATACTTCCTTCAGCATATTTTTTCATTTTACCGCCACCGTATTTTTTTTCTTTATTTTCCATAGCGTAATATACCCGTTCACCTTTTTCTGAACCGTATTCTTTTTTCATGGCTTCCATTTTATCTTTGTTAACAGGCATATCTATACTCTTAAAAAATAATTATAAGAAAAATAATTACAACTACAGCAGCTACTCCAGCTGTACCTGCACCAAGTTTTAAATCTTCTATACTATTAATAATAGCTTTTACTTTAGCACCAAGCTGATTACATAGTTCAGTAGCTTTTGTTTTTAAAAATGTCATGTTCTATATTTCCTAGCTGTTGTAGCTGCTTTCTTTGGCTGCTTAGAGAACTGTTTACCCTTTTTAGTATCTTCTCTTTTCTTTTTTGTAGTAGCTGCATATTCGGCAGAAGACATAGCTTTAATAGCTTTTGCAGGTAAATATCTTTCACCTGTTGCCTTCGGCCCCTGAGTAGAAGGCTTACCACTTTTAGTAGTCCATTTTTGAGCAGTCCATTTTTTTAATGACTTCTGTGGTTTCTTTAACGCCATTGAGACCTAGCCTTTTCTTTTGCTTTCTTGGACAAATCACCGTAGTGAAATAAATTAACAGACTTACTGCTCATAGTTTTACCAGACATTAGCTTACCGTCTGGGTGTTTATGGTACTCACCTTTGTGGACAGTACCATCTTTCTTATAATGTTTGACACCCATGCCCATTATGTTTTGTACCCGCCACCTTGAGCTTTATATTCTTTAGCTAACATCTGAGCTTTACGCGCACTCCACTGTCCGGGTTTACCACCCTTATCACCAGCCTTTATCTTTTTAAATAGTCTTTCGCGCATAGTAGGCTTGGTGTAATTTCCTGCTTTATTTACCGTTGATTTTTTCTTCATAAGTAAATTTTATTTCTTTTTACCTGAATAATGTTTTTCAAGATCACTTATAGATTTCTTTGAAACAAGACCGCCTTTAGAAAAGTAGGTAGCCTTATTAGAATTTTCTACAGGAAGAGGTCGGAACATTCCTGAGCCATCTTGTACAGGACGGGCAGGAGCCTTCCTAGGCAGTGGTCTCATATCTTGTACAGGACGAGAAGGAGCTTTGCTAGGCAGTGGTCGCATCATTATATCATCTTGTACAGGACGAGAAGGAGCTTTTTTTCCTACACGCCTTTTTTGTTTCTTAGCTTTTTCAACAGGCAGTGGACGGAATATCATATCATTTTGTACAGGACTAGCAGGAGCCTTCCTAGGCAGTGGTTTCATGCCAGAATCTACTCTACCGCTAGCTGGTCTTTGGGCTTGAATACCCGGAATATTTTCTGGCTGAATAGCTGTGTTATTACGAGAAGCCCTACGAGCAGCCCTACGAGTAGCCCTTCGTGACTTTCGTGCGGCTATTTGCATAGGAGTTAGGCTTGCTGCCCTATTTCCAGCAGGACGCCTTGGTGTTCTTCTAATGGGCCTTCTAGCCATTTTTATTCTCCTTCAGAATATTGTTTACGTTATCTTTAAGCTGCTCTAGGCGTTCCAGAGAACTCACTCTCCCCTGACTGCGGTACAGCTCCAGTTCCGATGTTGCCCCCACCAGTACCCGTAACTCCAAGGTCTTGGCCTTCTGGAGGCACTCCTTCAGGGCTTCCCATATCTCCGGGTTGTTCACCACCGGGGCCAGCTTGCGGGCCAGTTCCTTGTCCAGCATTTTGTAGTCCTATGATTTGTGCCATAATAGCTGCTTCTTCTGGATCATTAAGAATTTCTTCTGGGTCAAGTTCCAGAGAGTAAGCAAGTTCGCTAATAAGTTTATTTATTTTTATGAAAGGTGCAATAGCAGGATTTTGTGCGGTCTGTAAGAACATGGTCAATCGTTGACTACGTACTTCTTTCTGCATCAAGCTATTTGTACCTGTGGCCTTAACTTCCAAATCACCTTCTACATTTAACTTAGAATCTAGGAACTGCATGTTCCACTGAAAGTAAGCTTCTCCAAGCGGGCGTAAAAGAAAATCATCAAGATTTTTTATTACTGTTTTTATATTTAGCGAGGCTGCACCCAGTAGCATGGACATACCAGATGCGGTTCTAGTCATACTCTGTACGCCAGTTTGACCATGAGAGTAACTAGGAATACCTGTCTGTTCGTCAGCTAACTGCCGGAACCGATCAAACATCATCATGTTTTCATTAGAGGTATTGGGGAACTTTAATCCATTTATCGCTTGACCGGGAACCCCTGCTTGTCTTCTAAAGATTTTGCCGGGGTATATTTCCATACTCTGACCGCCAACAAGAGCAGACTCATCTACGTCAAAGACTAGTGAGCCAGACAATGCCAAATTATCAATAGCCATTCGTGCATGACCATTCATAATTTTCTGGGAGTCATCCATGTTTTCTGCTACGCCAATACCAAAGAAGCTATATGGATTACGCTCGTAGGAGAAGGCGTGATATGGAATGCGATGAGGTGTGAATGGATTAATAACAGCCCTGAGTATTTTATCATTACATATCCAAGCATTTATTTGAACTTCATCCAATGAATCCACATCTTCAGGAAGTTCCATGCCAATCTGCTCGGCATACTCAGCATCCATTATTCCCCAATACTCTAATACTTCGTATTGGCCTGAACCATAATCTTCTGAACGCTGGTCATCTTTTAACTCGTGTTCATAATCTTCTGGCTCGTAGTTCGGCCCCATCATCAGGCACTCACGAATAGCATCCTTATCAAAGTAAGGCATCTTTGCTAACGCACGAACCTGAGACTTGTTCATTTTATGACGATGAAAAGCATACTCAGCTTCTGCTATTGATGTTGCGTTTGGATCGGGAAAGAAATCCCAGATGCTTACAAACTCAATGCGGGGGACTCGTACATCAACCGGAGAGTAGGTTCTAGTTCCGTCTTCCGCTTCTTCCCAACGATTCAAAGTCTTATTAAAATTAAATGGGCCTTTGACAATACCTGTGCCAAAAAGCGCAGCTTCAAACAATGCGCTTCTTATTTCGCTTGATCCATTAGACTCTTCTATCTGATCATGGATAAGTTTTTCCATCCGTCTTGCAGCAGCCTGTGCTGGCTTGACTTCATACATGTCAGGGATTGGAGTTGAGCCGGGGCTTAGGTTATCAGCTACTACTGCATCAATATCTTCCTGCTGACCTTTTACATATGTACTACCTGCTGATTTTACATCTCGTCCATCACCAGCATAACCTACGTTAAAGGGGTCTTCTGTTTCAGCTTGAGGGCTGGTAGTTTCAATTCCGGGGAGAGGAGTAGAAGGATTAAGGTGGGCATATTCAGTTGCGCCTTCTGGCATCTTAGTTTCAGATATGCCAATAGGAAACTTACCCGCACCAAAAATAACATCAACCAGCTGACCATAGGCTGCAAGTACTTTTGTTTTAGTTACTTTAACAAATACCCTAGACTTTTCTGACTCACGAAACTTAACATGCTTTGGATACATACCACGATAGTTGTGGTAGCCAGTAATCCAACGCTGTTCGTCATAATCCCTTGCTTGCTGGGCTGCAATATAACGGTCAGTAATAAGACCAACAAACTGGTTGTGCAGCTGTTCTTCAAGAGTTAATACTCTAGCATCTTCACCTGCTACTTCTTGGAAGTAGATATCATCTGCTCCCATTACTATGCTGTTATCTTCTTCTGCCATTTATATTCCTTTAATACCCAAACTCTGAATCAGCAGGAGTATATGCTTGCTCTAATCTTAAATGCCTTAATCTAGAAATAGGATCTTCAATTCTAGGTCTAGACATAATTAAATATCTTAATGCATCATACGCATGGTCAGATGCGTGTGTATCTACATCTTCGGGGTTTGATTTGTCCAGAGGAATACTTTGAAGTTCCCGTATCAGATTAGGGCAAGTATTAAATATCTGTAGTCGTGGCCTTCCGTTTTGGCGTAACTTCAAGTATTCGTGGATTTGTATTTTACCGGGTATTCTTGCCTTATCAGCCCTTCTTAGTTTATGTCCTGTCTTTATTAAGGCTTCTCCTACAGTTGGGCCAGTAGCCCCTGTCTTAGCCCATGCTGCTGTATCTAGTACTCCCGGTACAGAAAAAGGATCATCTAGTTCCATTTCAGTTATAAGATGTCCTAAATCCTCGCCAGTTAAACCTTTAAGATATAACTCACGATATATTATCAGGGTTCCGTCTGAGGGGTCAACACACCCCCACACACACGCACTTTCAGAAGCATACCCGTAGTCAATGCCTTTAACTCTTTCCCATCCAATAGGGATTGCAAACGGAGTTATAACGTGCGCTTCACTATCAAACTCCGTAAATGCTGCGCCCTCTGCAATATCCCAATTGCCTTCCAGCAGTTGTCTACGCTGAACATCTGGCAGGGCTTTCAGCATTTGCTCATACCTGCCATCTGTAGCAAGGTACGGGTTGTCGTCTAAGCGGGCTGGTATAAACTTACGGGATAGCCCATCTTCACCCTTAAACGACTCGTGCGGGGGGTTAGGATCAATGTATCGTTTCTTAACCCAGTTCGCACCTATGCCACCCGGGTTGGCGGTACACCTCATGTACGGTGTTATCTCCGGGTCAGTTGTTCTGAGTCGGGAAGCCAGATAGTTCCAACCAAACTCAGTGGGCAGATGCGTTATCTCATCAAACCCAATCCAACTGTATGCTTGTCCTTGGTAGCGGTACACATCAGCATCTCGCTCCAAGAATCCAAATTCTACTTTAGCCCCACTTGGAAAGTTCCAAAGCTTTTCTACTTCTCGGTACTTACAACCGGGGAACGCACGGGGGTACAACTCCCGGCTCTTGTCAATTAATTCCCTTAGTTCGGGCATTGATCGTCTTAATATCAGTGCGCGGTGGGATGCTCTATGCGCATAACGCAATGGATCAATAAGCATTGCGTAACTTTTACCACCACCAGCTGCACCACCATACAGTACATCTGTCTCGGGTGCAGCTAGAAAATCTGTCTGTGGCCCTTCGTTTGCTTTGAAGATTACATTATCTTGTACTTCTTCTCGCAGTGACTTTGGCACTTTGGATAAGACATCAGTATCAACTACTTTACTGCCTTTATCCTTTTCTAGCTTTGAGAGGGTCTCTTTGGACGCTCTGAGCTTTTCTCGCTGCTGGTGTAGCTTGACCCTATCCTTTTCTAACTTTCGCTCTCGCGCCTTTACAGAGCGTCTGGCGACCATCTTTGCTTTTGTCTCAGAATGAAAGTGGTAGCCCCTGCTTTTTGACCCCTTGGGTCTGCCAGTTTTTTTGCGGGGCGTACCATCTTTCTTTAAAACAAAGTTACCGTCTTCGTCTTTTAGGTAGTCGTCCGGGTTATTGTCCCAATCGTTCGTCACGTTTGATTATCTGCCTCAGTCCTACATGGCTTAACGGTCTGCCAGTAATGTAACTTAAATACTCTGCACCTTCGCGGAGACTAAAAGAGTTTTCTTTTACTAACTTCATGGTCTCTGCTAGTGCTGCCAGTTCAACATCAACTGGTATTAGTGTATTTGTTTCTTCATCTAAGGTGTAGCCAAACGGGATTGTACTGCTTGTTCTACGCATCTTCCCTGATCATCTCTTTGGCGGGGAGTATAAATAAACCACCCTGCACATTGTTGTTTACTTCAAGCCTATCCTGTCGTCCCAAACCTGTACGATCTAATATCGTTTGGGCTGCCTGAAGTTTTAAGTTAGCTTGAGGTAGCGGAGCATCTGAGTTCATAACCTCTACTAACTTCATTGCGGCTTTGGGGGCAGACTGTGCAAGTATACCTGAAGCAAGTTCTACGATCTCGTGCTTAAGGGATTTGATTACTTGGTAGTGGCTGTTGTCACTGTACCCAGCTAGTTCCGCTGCTTTCTTTGGATCACCTCCTGTTGTTACAAGGTTATCAAGAAAACTTTGCTGTTTAATTGTTAGTTCTTTATTTGACATACAGAGTATTATACAGGTTATTTACAGTTTTGTCAAGTATTTCTTGACAAAAAGCTAATTCAGATGTATAATATAGATTACTAGCCCCCCGGGGCCACACCTAGTACATGGGCAAGCAGTCTTTATAACTTTAAAAGCCCGACCAAAATCCTTAATACCCCACTAGAGTACTGGCGAGTACCCCTACAAGTACTGCCCGCCCGGTCTCTAGAAGACCCGCCCAAACTGATTAACACCCTAACCTGCGCAAATTGTATATGATTTAGTATATATATGGGGGGTACCCCTCTGGCCTCCTGCCCACCCCCTTAGTCTTGGAAGACTAAGGTGGTGTTGTAGACCTTGAAAGTAACTTTAGTTACTTTTAACCTCTAAAGCTTTGCTTTAGGACTCCACCAACTACTCAATCATCCTGATTGAGAACTCTCCAGACCTCTCAGACCTCTAAAGCTCTGCTTTAGGATTAGCTAGTTACCAAAGGATTTAAGAATCCTTTGAATTGTTAAAGTAAAACTTTAACCTAGACAGATTCCAAAGGAATCAGTAGCTTACAGAGTTATTTGCCCCAACTTAAAACTCTTAAACGAGTTTTAAAAAACCCCGCCAAAAACCTCTCCTCACCCGCGCATACCTGCACATGATGCAGGGTTTCTTCGCCTGTTTTAGTGCGCATTATGCGCAAGAAAAATCACGCACCAGAAACTTGTTGACACTTTTTAGAATCTGTGAGTTTAATGTTTAGGCCTCGGCAAATTGGGGCAACAAAAACTAAAACATACACAACTCCAAAGGAGCATACACATGAAAGCAACATCCAAGTCATTCGCTAACATTGACAACAACCGTCTTGCAACTGCAAAGCAGTTCTTCAGGGTTACCGTACACCACGCTAATCTCGTTAAAGACGAGATGAACATCCCTGAAAAATACTTTTTCAGACTCCGTAAGCAAGTTGAAGCAGTACTTGCCCGAAACAACCCTGAAGGGTTGACTCATGGCGATGTGCAGAAGTTTCTAGCTTCAAAGAAGCTACCGAAGTATTTAATTGCAAACTTGCAGATACTCACCCTTGTTGAGCCGAAGGCTGAAGAACAACCGAAGGTTGCCAAGAAAGCCCCAGCAAAGCCGAAGGCTAAGGCTAAAGCCAAGCCGAAGGCTGTTAAGACTCAGCCAGAGGCTGTTAAGACTCAGCCGAAGGCTCCGGAGTTTAATCAAGAATTTGATGCCCGTCTGACCTTCCTTGAAGGTGAAGTCAGCGTCATGTCAGAAGACATCCAGACTATCAAGTCTGGCATGGAAATGATTCTGGAAACCCTGAAGGGTTAATTTAAAATTCACGGCCAAGGACGGCCTAAACTCAAGGAGTTTAAAATGGTAGTTTTAAAATTATTTAATTTAATATTTAATCGCCAATGCAAGTTAGTTGAAATTAAATCAATAAGAAAATCAAGGAGTTATGCCAGATCAGGCTACTACCACTACATTGTAGTGAACAACACCCAGTACGTTTTCAGAGAGTTTATAATTTAATTTAATTTTAAATGGGTTATAATTATCTCTCAAAGGTTTTTGAGAGAGATAATTAAACCCCCAAAGCCGAAGGAGGCAACAGCATGACCACAGCAACAGATCAAGCGAAGGGCAATTTTGGAGAATTAAAATTTATTGTGGGAAGCACAATAGAAGAATTAAAAAACGCAAGGATTGCGTTGTCTTACAACGATCCAGAAAGGTGGAACCGAATAGCAGACACCCTGCTGGAAAGAAGCATTGAGAATTTAGAAAAATCAATTAAATAAATAAATAAAAGGGTGTTTATATATCTCAAAGGTTTTTGAGAGATATATAAACCCCCCAAAGGAGAAAAGCACCATGCTAGTTTTAGATTACCCCAGCAAAAAAGAACTTAAAGAAAACATTGGCGAGTCGCTTTGTTACATGGAAACTTCCATGTTCGGCCCAGAATATAAGTCAGATGGGACATTCTGTGGCTGTAACCGACCTCATATTACTGGTCACAAGCGGGAGTTTTTCGCTGAAGTTACTATGAAAGATGGCAAGATTTTTAAAGTTAGTTAATTTTAAATGGGGTTTATATATCTCAAAGGTTTTTGAGAGATATATAAACCCCCCAAAGGAGTACGGCATGATTACTTTAACTAAAATTAGTTTGCTAACTGGTAACACTAACAAAATAGTGTTGCCAATAACCCAAAACGAATATGACAAAGCTGAACAAGCTAGAAAAGGAGGTATGTACATACAAGATGCTTACCCTACTCTCACAGCAGATCAAAGAGAGTTTTTAATAAGTGGAGCAACCCCAGAAGAATGGGATAAGTTTTTTAATGTATAAATTAAACTAAAGGAGACACGGCATGAATTTCAACACACTAAAAGAAATCACCCGATCAAAATCAATATTCAAAGCAGTAGCATCAGCATATAAACAGGAAGATAAGCAAGGCTGGCGTAAAGCAATGCTAAAATTTATGCGCTGGTTAAAAAGAGATAGTGCTGGTTGGTCAGTTATGATGAAAAAGGGCAACAGCAAACAGCAGTTTTTATCCTTCAGTAGCTTACCTGAAGTAAGCTGTCCCGGTGCTGGTGCTTGTCTCAAGTTTTGTTATAGCTTTAGAGCTTGGAGATATCCCGATGCATTTTTTAGACAATTACAAAACTATGTTTTGATGCAAACAGCTGAAGGTAGAGCCAAGATACTTGAAGACTTAGACAAGTATAAATCAGACAAACCAGTAGACTTTAGGTTATATGTTGATGGCGATTTTGCTAATGTTTCAGAAGTTACCTTCTGGATGGAAGCCTTGAAAGACCGCCCTTGGTTAAAAGCCTACGGCTACTCTAAATCTTGGGAAGAGTTGTTAGCTTACAAGGGCGAATGGCCTAGTAATTATAAATTAAATTTGTCTTCCGGTAGCAAGCATGATGCTGAGTTAAAAGCTAAGGTTAAAGCTTTACCAGTTACAAGGGGCAGTTTTGTAGCGGTAGATGTTGGTTATAAAGTAACCAGTGATATGCATGGCGATAGAAAACATCAGAGTTTTCTCAGAAAACTATATGGTATTAAAGCCTTCACCTGCCCCGGAAAATGTAATACTTGTACCCCAAAAGGTCATGCTTGTGGATCAGATAGATTCCAAGGCATGGATATAATAATTGCAACGCATTAAAATTAATTAATATAAAGGGTGTTTATATATCTCAAAGGTTTTTGAGAGATATATAAACCCCCCAAAGGAGACAGCGACATGACAGTTGAAACAACACCGGAATATTGGGATTGTGAATGTGAACATAATTATATTCACTACAAAACTCAGCCAACTTGTGAGATATGTGGTAGTGAAAAAGATGAACAGCCGGAGTCAATAATAAATGAAGTAATAATTCTTCTAAAGGAGAGACTAAATGCTATTGAAAGTGAAAGTTAAAAACAATTACGGTACTGAACATATCTATCCAGTAAGTGAAGAAGCTAAATTGCTGGCACAGCTAGCTGGTAGTAAAACATTGACCCAAAGCACTATAGAAATAGCTAAAAAACTAGGTTTTAAATTCTCAGTTGAGAGGGTAGAAATATGATAACTAGAATACACGTTAACCAACACAACATCAGAGACAACAGTAAAGATGGAGGTTCAAGGCCAGTTTTAACTGTTAAAGACTACAAACAAAACAGAAAATGTGATGAAGTATTTTTTACTAATGGACGAGTAATATATTCCCCCGACAAACCA